TACTTGGTCTAAAACGGCTTGCGTTGGTATTTGCCCGTTTTCCATTAATGGCCGTATATCCACAACGCCGGCGCTTGGGCTGGTTGCCGATACATCAACAATAGCAGAGTTAGCACTTAAAGCGTGGAATTTATACGCTTCTTCTGGCCCTGCGATACTAAACCCGCTAGGTGCCTGGTAAATTCTAAAACGGTACGCGTCGTTGCTTTCACGGTCACGCCCGCCGGTTGTTATTTCGGTATTAGCTACGGTTGCTACATAAGGAATAGGATCAACAAGGCGATTAATTACACCTACTTGTAAATCGTTGCCCGCTACGCCAGCGGTTAATGCTTGCACCGGTATATCTACAAATAACTGGCCGCTAATAATAGATGCTGCCTCGGTGGTTTCCCAAAACAAAGCGTTATCTGCAGTTACGCGCGTACCTGCTGGTATGCCTACGTTAGTTGGGCGCGTGGATGATAACGTAAAACGCTGCGTTGTAACCGCTGCCTGTTCTTCAATGCGTGGCGTTTGGCGGAATGCGCCAAGATGATCTAAAAAGTCGTCGTTGGCATAATAAAGCAAATTGCTTTTACCTGTTTCGTTTATTTGCTGGCGCTGGTTTGCAATTACATACGCAATGCTTAACAAAAACAAACGGCGTGGGTCGCCATCACCTAAACTAAACGTAGGATCGCCAAGGCGTGTTGCTTCTATTTCTTCAAAGCCACCTATGATTTCATCAATAACTTGCTGGGCATCTACCTCAACAAATTCTACATCGGGCAAAACTGGTAATTCGTTAGCCATTGATCGCCATCCTTACTGTGGGTATTAACAAGCCTTCGGCGTTATCTTCTTGAAACTCTATTTCTTTTACTTCTGCGCGTGGTTCGTGCTCGCGTATTAGTTCAAAAATTTGCGCGGTTAGCTTTGCTTTAGTCACTTGTGTTGTGTCGTCTAAGTAGTCGGGGTTTAGCCCTAGCGTTCTATCGTATGGCACAGTATAGCAAACAGTGCTTAATAAAGTAGCCACATTTTGAGTTACTTCTTCGGCTGTGGTGTTTGGCCCAAAGTTAATGGGCACATATGGCGTTACTGTTGTTGTGCTCATTCGTTCACGCTCTCTTTTAAGCTTAGGCTAACGCTTGCTTTAATTAAGTTGCCACGATTTGATGTGGTTTCCCATGTATCGGATACCGATTCAATAACAAAATCACCCAAAAATTTACCGCCAACAATAAACGCTGATCGTGTGCCGTTGTTCATGGCTTCGCGCATTGCGTTAATTTCTGCTTGTGGGTTAAGGCCGTAACTAATATCTAACCTTACAGGCAATGTAATGGTATCTAAGCCCGGTCCTAAAAATTCTAAAATAGGCTTTTGCCCTATTACATCGTGCTGGCCGTAACGGGCTGAACCTGAACGCGTTAAATTTGTAAACGTGCGTATTGTGCCTGCGCTTACTGTAAATGTTATATCGCCTAGCGTGCCGATCATGCGTTCACCTACTGCGTTTTATTTTTGGTTGAATAAACATTACCGCCACTTGCGCCATTGCCAGGCACAAAAGGGCTGGTAGGTTGTGCGCCGCCATGTGTATGTGAATCAAGCCACGGCTTTAATGTGCTTGCTATCCATGTTGCTAGGTTATCGCCCAATACCATTGGCTGTAATGCGCTTTCGCCTAAATCAATAGTCGGCGCTTTTATAGTGGCTGGGCCATTTACGGTAATATTAACGCTGCCGCTTTCGGGTATTGTTATATCTAGCGCGTGTGCTGTGCGGTCATAACTTACGGTTGTACCGTCTTTGTATTTTGTTATTCGCTTATCGCCTGTGCTGGCTGGCGGTGTATTTTGGTCGCTGTAGTAAGCGCCAATAATAAAGCCGGTTTCTATCCCTATTGGCAAAAACACGCACAAAACTTCTTCGTCAATGTCTGGCATGTGATCGTCTTTGTTTTCTTTGCTGTTTTTAACCATCACAAATAAATCGTAACTTTCTGTATTGTCGCGATCTTCAAACACCACGCGGGCGGTTTGGCTGTCTGGTTTAATGCTGGTTACTGTGCCAATACGTACAATATTACTAAGGCGCGAGTTTAAATCATTTAATTGGCGTTCTAAGTCTAACAATTTAACCCTCCTGCACCGTTGTTACTTCAATTGTGGTGGTGTATCCACCCTCAACATTTTGTTTGCTATTTTTAATATAGTATTTACCGCTAAACTTACCAAAGCCATTTAACATTATTGTGGCACCGGTTGCAATATTTGGATTTCCAAACACCACTAAGCTACCTTCAATTTTTAAACGGTTTTTATTAAACGCGGTTGATTTAGCAAGGCGTTCTGCTTCGCCTATTGACTCCACACGCTGAACAACTTTAAATGTATTTCCGCGCGTAATGTCTGGATCTGTGTATGTATATGCGTTTAACTGGTTTGTTACTGCGTCTTTGTATTCAACGGTTACCGTTTTGTATACGTCGTGCGCTTGCTGGTTTAAATTCCAGCCCATAATAGCCGACTCGCCCAATGTGTAATCGGCTATTTCTGGTTGCTGCTGCATAGTCTCTGGGTTAAATACAACCAACTGCCGATCAGTTACTTTAAGCTGGTAGCCTTCATCGGTGCAAATGCGCTGTAAAAATGCTAAGTCGGTTTCTTCTCGCTGGTCGCGGCGTTCGTAAGTAGGATCAACACCTGCACTATCTTCTGGTAAAAATAGTAAATCTAATTGCGCATTGCCTGCAACGTCGGCCGCTATTTCAGAAAGTTTTACATTTTCCCATGCGCGGGATTTTTTTTGACGGCGCACACTGTTATCAATAGGCACCGATACCGCGTTAATTTCTATTGTAGAAGGTGGGCCACTAAATTTTAAATCGTCAATGGTGCATTTGCCGCAGTAAAATTGCTGCGTTCCTGCATCGGTTTGCTTAATTATGGTGGCTTCTATGGTGTCGCCTTCTTGCGGTAACCAAGCGCCCGACCATTTGCCATGGTTGTTTTTAAGCTTTAAGCTCACATCGTCAGATTTACCGCCTTCGTTATCGTTATACACAAACGACAATAGATCGGCTGATATATCTTGGCTTATGTCTACGCCTTCATAAACAACTTTAACCGTTGCGCGTGGAGCTATAGCCATTAACTACGCCTCCATGGTGGTAGGTCGGTTGTTTCTAACTCAGTGGTTGTTACCTCTGGAATAGTTAAAACAGTGCCAGCCCCAAATACCAACACGGTGCGGTAATTAAAATTAGCGGCCACAAGCTTATCTGTAAACAACTCAGAGCCATACTGATTAAGGCTTATTAAATCCCATGTATCGCCCTGCGCTGTTTTATATGTGTTATCAGCCATAACTTAACCGCCTTTCTCTGTTAGTCGCTTGCTGTAGCTGTTTAATTAGGTCTTGCGCACCTTCCGATGCACCTCGGCGTGCTTGCTGCTCTACATCGCCTGCACCATCTAGGTAAAAGTTTTGAGTGTTGTTTATTGTAACACCGCCACCGCCACCCATGCCGCTACCGCCGATTGACTCAGCCATACTTGTAGAAGAACCAGCAAACTGATTATTAACTGATTTTTGTAAATCTGTATTGCCGTTTACACCATCGGCCAGCGTGCTCATAATAGCTGAGCCCGATTTTGTAAGCTCGCTAAATGGGCCTATTTTGGCATCGCTGAATGGTAGATATTCGCGCACTTCACTAAATACACTTTTAACTTTATCAATAATGTATTTGTGGGCGTTCATTATTCCTTGCCCCAGCGTTTTCATAATAGCAAAGCCAGAATCAACCAAGCTAAAGTTGCCTAACCAGCTTTTCACCTGGTTAAAACCACGCATTAAAAAGCCAAGCGGGGAAAACTTAAACAGCATTTGAGCAATAGATAGCAAAGTGGCCGCTGTGTTATTTTTTAAATTATCCCAAAAGCCAGAGAAAAACGCGGTTATTTTATCCCAGTTTTTGTATAGCAACACACCGGCGGCTATAAGCGCTGCAATACCAGCAATAACTAAACCAATTGGGTTAGCTAATAATGCTGCGTTTAATAGCCATTGTGCCGCTGTTACCGTTTTAGTTATTGCGCCCCATGCGACCTGAGCGGCTACCATAGCTTTACTCATAACAATGGATGCTTTGCTAGCTGTGGTGTTTGCTGCTAATGCGCCTGTATTTAATAAATAGGCAATGCGCAGCACATCAACAACGCGCTTAAGTGTTAAACCAACGCCCGCTACAAATGTCCATGCGTAACCGCCCGCAATAGCGGCTATTTTCATTGCTATTAACGCGGCTGTTGCTGTAACTATAACTTTAGTTATAAACGGAAACTCGTTTGCTAAATTTGCTACTCCATCAATTACAGGGCCTATAATACCAATCAATGAGTTCATTACAGGTAGAAGTATATTGCCAAGTGAAATACCTAGCGCGGTAACTCTGTTCCCAAGTAAGATCAAGTTGTTCTCAGTGGTAGCAGATCTTGCTGCAAATTCTTTTTGCATAGAACCAGCATATTTACTAGAATCGCCAACTGTATTGAATGTTTTAGCAAGTAACTCTGAGTTGTTTGCTAGTTGACCTATTGATTTTATAGATTCTTTACCAAACAGCTCAGTTAAAACGGCAGGCCTTTCTTCGTCGCTAAGGTTTTTAATTGCTTCAAATACGGCGTTTATAGATCCTTGCGCATCTTTCTGCATTAACGCAGCTAATTCTTTTGTTTCAAATCCCAATGCAGCAAAAGCTTTCTGTTGCTTAGCTGTTGCACTAGTTCCAGCCGTCATAGATAGCAACATGTTTTGTATGCCTGTAGCGGCTACTTCTGAAGGTGCGCCTACAGCAACTAACGAAGCGCCCAAGGCCGCAACCTGACCCGAGTTAAGCCCAGCTATTTTACCTAAACCACCTACTCGCGTTACCACGTCTGATATTAAAGGTGCAGATGCCGCAGACGTATTGCTTAAATAGTTTATTTGATCTGCAAGCGCTACAACTTCTTTTTGGCTAATTGAAAACGCGGTTTGCCACTTAGCCATCATTTCGCCAGCTTCACCAGCTGATATATCAAAGGCAACACCCATTTTAGCTGCTGACTCAGCAAAACCTTCGAGATCTTTTCTCGCTATTCCAGCTTGACCACCCGCCGCAACTATCTGCGCCAATGCCTCGGCCGTCATTGGTATGCGCCTAGACATTTCAACTATTGAAAGTCCCATAGCTTTAGACTCTGCATTAGTTTGCTCTACTACCTTGTTAACATCGGCCATAGCCGACTCAAACTTTATTGCTTGACTAATTGGTGCGGCAAGGGTTGCTGCTAAACCTACCGCGTCTAAAAGCTGCCCTCTTTTATCTGCCCTTAATGACTTATTGGCTTGTTGTTTTGCCATGGTAGTTTGCAAGCTTGCTTGTGCGGCGCGCGCTTTTTCGGTTTGTGCTGCGAGTGCTTTTTGATCGTTTATTAAATCGCGCGTGCTTTTACCCGTAGCGCCCATAGACGAACGTAATTTATTAAGCTCTCCGCGCTGCTCGCCTAGTCGTGTTTTTAATTTGGCGGCTGCAGTACGTGCTTTATTAAATTCTTGGGTTTGTTTTTTTGTGGGTTTTTCTGTTTGCGCCAGTTCTTTACCAAGCATTTGCGCTTTTTGCTGCGCTTGGTTAAATTCGCGCGATAATGTACCAACCGACTTTTGTAACTTTTGTAAGTTGCCTAAATCGCCTTGCTGGTTATTTAATGATGTTATTTGTTTTTGCAGTGAGCCAAGCGCGGAATTTGCCCCGCGCATTGACTTATTAAAGGTGCTGGTGATCTGCCCGCCCATTTGAAACGCAATTTCATAGACTTTAGACATTCACTAGCCCCCTTGGTTTTTCTTAATTATTGCGCCTGCTTTTTCAATATCTGCCGACCATTTATGATGATCAACTATTGGCTGCTCTAACCAAAAATCAATACCTGTTTTGGTGTAGTAAGCAAGCAACAAGCATGTTGTTCTAATTTCGCTGTCTGGCTTTTCTTTTTTTAAGCCTAAACTAGCAAAAAATTCTGCACGCTCGTTGTTACTTTAATAAAGTCTGGCGCGGGTAAATCTTCAAAAAATTCTAGCGTTTGGCTGCTAGCTAATGCCGCAATGCGTTTACAAAATTCTGGATCGGTTGCTGGCACTGCTGAAAAGTTACCTTCTGCTGTGTACTGGCGTTGCGTGTCGGTAATATCGCGACCTTTTAAACCGTCTAGGTTTAGTGTGATTTCTTTAAATTCTTCACCGTCAAATTCAAACGGTTTTTTAAAAGTAATAGTTGTTGACATGGCTTTAGCTCCTAATTAAAAGATTGGCGCAACTAACTAAGTTAGCCGCGCCTGTAACTTAAATATTGTCGCGAACGTCGGCAAGGTAATCTGTGCCGTCGATCTTACAAATAAAGTTAAACTTGTCGATTTCTAGTATTTCTTCACCGGCTAGAATAACTTTTAAATAGGTTACTTCAAATTCGCTTTCTGTGCCAGTGCTTGATCCAACTTCTAACGAACCTAAGTTAAGGTTTTTAGGTTGAACACGCATTGCAACACGTAAAGGCTGTGCGATTTTAGTGCCTGTTGCTTGATCGAACACTTCTTGCGAGCCGCGTAGCTCAATAGCGTGCACGCGTGGCGATACAAGCACCGCTGCTGCTTTTGTTACTGTTCGCCAAGTAATAGTGCTGGTCATAGATTGAACCATTCCCACTACAGGGCTATCAATTTCGCCAGCAATACCAGCGCCGCTAATGGTATCGGTCATAAATGCCACTTCTGGCATTGCAACGTCTACCGTACCAACTAGCTTTTTGCCGTCGTTATAGGCGTTAAAGTTGGTTAATCTTTCAGGAACTTGAGACATATCAATTCACCCCTTAACCGAACAACGTCTGTAAATAAGACGCGTCGTATTCTAAAATAAATTCAATTTCTTTGTTTGGCACTGGTGAAGCTTGGTAAATTCTAAATACCGCTTTACCGTCAAGTAATTGAGTTGTTGGGTTGTCTTCTGGTTGAAATTCAATGCGACCACCTAAGATCTGATCGGTAGCTGCTAGGCCATTCAAAAAGATGTTATTAGAGTCTGTGATTGATTCAATTTGGCGGCGGTTTAAATCACCGTCTACATACTGCCAGTAACTTAACACAAGCGTATTAGCCAACCAGTTTTGGAACCCACGAATTTTAATAAACGCATCTTTAGGATCGGTGGTTGCCGGGTATGCCGCTGTGCGGTTGCCCCATGCTTTCCAGCCGCCTACCCAATTAAGCGCAGTAACAACACCGTTTGCATTTAGTGCGTCGTTAGCCTGTTGTTGCTGTAAGTAAACTTCTGTGCCGTCTGCTAATACTGAGCCGTCGGCCTGTAATGAGCGATTAGAAGGCGTTACGTTTAAAATGCCGTCGTTATCTGCTGTAGCTTGGCCGATAATACATGCAACTTGTGTGCTTAAATGAAATTGGCGATCACCAAGTGACACTTTAGGCCAGCATGTAATTTCATGCGGGGCTGTGTAGTTATTATCGTTTTTCCACGCTGCAACGTCTGCGTATTGGCTCACTGTATCTGTTGGTACATCGTCAAGCCATTGGCCTTTAAAATTACCATTAATAAGTAGCATTTTAGCTTTACCAACTGCGCTAACTGCTGGATCAGTAGAAAACTTAGGCGCTAAACCATGCGTAGGCGCTAAACGAAAACGCGGGAACACTTCGTTAATTAACTCTAGGCCCGTTGCTACGCCGTTTACATCTACACCACCTATAATGTCGTCTGCATCTACTGCCGACGGATCAAGGTGTGAGTAATCAAGCTGTAGCGCTGATGTATCACTTGGGATTGTGCCATCAACCACGCGAGTAACAACTAATTCGCCGTCGTCGTTAAATGCGGCTGTGTAATCTGTGCCTAGTGCATAGGTTGTTAAGCCATCGTCACTTTTTACAACAAGTGTATTAAGTAATGCACCGTTTACCGCTGTTTTTACTTGGCCGTCTACCAGTGTTGCTGCTTCTGCTGAAATATCAGTTTTATGCGTTGCTGGGTCGAGCACGTTAATAAATACAACTGGCGCTACACTAAATAAAGCAAACTGTGCGTAAATGTGTTCGCATAATGTGTAGTTTTCGTAATCGTCAGACATTCCAAAAGCGGCTACCGCTTCGGCGTATGTGTAACATACTACAGGTTCGTTAATTTTTGGTGTGCTTGCCAAGTTTACTGGTGCTGTTCCGACAACAACGGGAACAAACCCGTTTACCGTTACAGGTGGCGTAATTGACGTTGGCACTTCACTGGTATATACACCGTGTTGATAGCTCATCGTTGATCACCCTTTTTAATGTGATTGATTATCTCAGCAAAAGCATGAGCGAAAACAGTGGTTTTGTCACCTATTTTTTGCTCTACCGTTGCTAACTCTTTTGTTTCGACAATCAATCGTTTGATCGCCGGTATTTTATCAGTAAGTTTAGCAATACTGCTGTGCAACTCACCTTTAAAAACTTTGTAACGCTCTAAGCTTGTGCCTGGTATTGTTGGCCCTAAGTAAACGCGGCTTAAATTTGTTTTAGCCGGTGCTTTTTCAGGTTGTTTAACCGCTACTTTTTTGCTTGGCTGCTTTGTTTGCGCTTCAACTTCTTTTTGCTCGTCAATAGCTGCTTTAATTTGCTTTTTAGACATATCCGTCATCCTCTAATATTTCCTGAACTGTTGGTACTTCCCATTGTAGATCAAGTATGGCAAACCAAATAGGATCGGGCTGCTCGTCGGGTATTAGCCATTTTACTTTAGGCTGCATGCGGTATTTATTTTTTAAAAACGGTTTTTTTCTAAAATGATTAACAACGCGATCTAATACTACTACGCTTTGTTCGTAGTCGCCATCTTCTCTGCCATAAGTTGCAACAATTAACGACACGCCTATTACATCGTAGTTTATGCCGCTTTCGGTTACTGTGTTGCACTCAGATGGGCGTACAATAATATACGGTATTACGTCATTATCGTTGCCGCGTGGCGGAACATAACCATTTATAATTTTTGGTGCTCTAAATTCTTGTTCGCGGTCACGTGCTGGGTCGTTAGATTGGTATAAATCTTTTACTATTACTGCTAGTTCTTCTCTAATGGCTTGGCAAAGCAATACTGTAGACATTTAAACCCCCAAAATTCGGTTAATTTCGTGGCCTATTCGGTTTTCTAGCGTCGTTTGTGCTTTTTGTGTTACAGCTTCAACCACGCTTTCGTTATTCATCATTATTGGTACTGCTGGGCCATAAAGTTGTTTAATGGGTAGTCGGGCGCTACTTACACGGCTAAATACGCCAGTATTGCCGTTTTTAACGTTTGCCACAAATGCACCAGGCAAAGACTTGCTGCTACCCTTTTTAACTTCAACATTTATAGGCGTTGTGCGTTTTGGGCTTGGCTTTTTAGGTGAAACTTTAAAATTATACAAGCGCAATGGCGAGCCAATGCTTGTTATTTTTGCTTGTAATTGGTTTGGGTTCGCTTTTGTTATTTTTATTGTGTCGCGAATTGTTTTTGCTTTGGCTGTGTATTGGTCACGAACTTGCCGAACCGCTTCTGATCGGCCAGTTTGAACAGAGCGGTTAATAGCGCGAGATAAAGCAAGCGGCACTTTGCCTTGAATACCAGCAAACTGACTAAGTATTTCGTCCATACGTTTTGTTTGTATGTTAAATACGCCCTTGCTCATGATGCGTTTTGCCTTACGTGAATGTTTAACATACCCATATCGCCCGCTACTTTCTGCACAATGTAGTAATCGTCGTTTATTCGCATTTCTTGGCCCTCAATTGGGCGGCGGTTAAAAAACGATGCGGCTATATATAAAATTTTATCGGTAAAAAATACGCCGTCGTAATCCATGCTGGCATCTAAGCCGGTTTGTTCTAAAAATGCGTCGCTATCTAACACACACTGAACATTTACACCGTCTATATTGTGTTCTTCTGCAAACTCGGCGGAGTTAATAAAAACCCCGCCGATGTCTTTTTCAACTTGATCTTTAAAGCTCATTACTTGCCACGTTTACGGCTGG